GCCCAGCCTTTGTTACCGCACCCTGCACGCTGGCAAGGTCTGCCTTTAGCTGGTCAATGGAAACCTGAGCAGAGGTTCTGCGGGGATCTTTTGCCGGAAGGCTTTCAAGCAATTGATTAGCCGCATCAATACGCGCCTGAATTCCGGCAATCTGCGAGTTTCCGTCTTCCGCAATACGGTTAAGACGACCAAGGCGGGTGGCATTGTAATCGTCAACGATCTGCTGGTCGGATACTTGGAAGTTTAGGCGAGATGAAAGATCGGATGCTCCGTAGTTTCTTCCGGCACCAAGCTGGTCGATTGCGCGATTTAGGCCATCACCAACTCCTGCAATTCGATTGCCGCCAGTAAGCCCAGCAATTTGTTCTGCTAGTGTATTGTATGATCCTTCGCGATTGTAAATTGCATCCTGCAATTCAGTTTGCGCTGAAAGAAGCTGTGTAAGAGTTTTTTCGTATTCAGGATTTTTTTTAACATTTGTTACAGGAACATCAACATATCCTGTAATTGACGATCCTCCTCTTCGACCTCCTTTTAGTCTTGAAGCCTGCCTGGATGTGGATGTTTCAACACTAAAACTTTGCATTTCTGAAAGTTTTGTGTTTAAGTCTGTTACTTTTTTACGAAGATCCTCTACGCTGGCCATATTAAATCTCGCCCTTCCTGAACTTCTCGGTCGTCTTCTTCTGTGCCTCTACGTTACGCGCCAGCACATCGCCAATCTCGGTGGTATAGGCAGGCGCACCGATCTGCGGAGCAATGCCACCTGTGTAATTGACCGGAGCAACACCGCCGCCGTAGGCAACCATTGGCTCCACGCTGGCAAACGGGCTGACCCCATAGGTGCGCTCGAACTGGCGGGTAAGCTGGCTTCCAAGCCCACGATTCAAGGCAAAGGCTTCCGGGCTATACTCGTACTGCCGACGAAGGGTTTCCATCGTGCGTTGCGGTCCGTACTGCCTCTCAAGCTGGAGGCCGGTCTGAACCTGGGCAAGCTGGTCGGCTGCGGAAAGCTGGCGTTCCAACTGACGCTGTTCGGGCATATACTTGATCCGAAGGGCGTTTTCCAAGGCCGCAATGTCTGGAGCCTTCTCAACGTAGGTTTCCAGCGAGGATCTGTAGAAAAGGGAATTGGCCTGCGCCGCCTTTAGGGGGTCGGGAGGAGGAGGAGGTGCCGGGATGGATGGTCCGCCGCCCATTAGTTTAGTGCCTTTCGCATAAAGTTGTAGTAGTCGTACTCCTTGTAAAAGCCGTTACGCTTGAATGTGATCCTCCTGCGCGGACCGAATCTATCCCAAAGGATACTCAGCAGGCACTTTAGAGCCTTGCGACTCAAGGCGTTACTTTTACCATCAATCGAGGTCACGGTCAAGTCCACGAACACACTCTCTCCAGCTTCGTCATGTTCATAAGGATCAGGGGCTTCCACGCCCCTTACGCACCTGGCAATAGCTACCCCGGCCACCTTTTCCCCATCTTTTGCCACACCAACCAAGCCGCGCTCGGCGTGCCAATTAAACCATTCCCTAAAGGTTGGCCAGGTTGACTCAGGCACGCCGGAAGCCTCGATAAACTCCATAGCCGTCACGATATGTTCTTTTGCACCTCAATGGTGTCTGGATTGGCCGCAGCCGTGATTTGGCGTATGGCAAGCTTGTTGGCGGCGGATTGTATCTTGATGTTGAGCAAACGCCATTTCTGGTACGCCCGAAGATCGCTGGCAAGCCTTTTCTTGACCGAGGATGGCAACTGGGCTGGCAAAACAAAGGGCAGGGTCAGGACGGCGCTGGAGATGTTAAGGTTTGGCTGAACGTCAATATCTCCAACGTCAATATCCCGCTGGATGGAGATGGTCGTATCGGTCGAGAATGAGTCGTCAAATACAATCTCAAAGTGGCTGCCATGCTTCTCGGCAAAAGGATCGCCAAAGTCCATATCGGCGGTGCGGACATAGGATTCGTAGTCAACTCCGGCATCTTGGTAGTCGGCAATTGTGACCTGTGCCGGGGTCTTGTATCCGCTATACTTTTGGATCTGTCCCGTGGTGGACTTCTTCATCAGCCGAAGCCCCTCGTCTTGGAAGTTTGTCAAAGCAAACTGCATGACATTCGGAGTCCAAGTCCCCTCAAATGCGCCCAAGACCGTGTTGTACACAATGATGGTGTCGTTAAAATCGTTTGATGCTGTCGGCACGGCAAGGAAGTAGCGGTTGTCGTAGAAGGCCGCCGTGCAGATCCCAATCTCGGCCACGTTGATTTCCTGAATAACATCCTTGACGACCTCGGACAATGGCAGACCTACCGAGGTAAAATCGTCCGCCGCAGACCTAACCAGAGAGCGGATGCCGTCATCGGAAAGGAAGAAGATGTCGGAATTGACCTGTACGGCTGAACCTTCCGCCACGCAGCCGGTGTTATTGGAGATAAGCTGGATCACCCAATCCGCCGCGCTGGTCATATCGGGAGGAATCGTAACTTGGAATATGCGCCGTTTCTTGAAGACGATGATGCGGTTCTCGTAATATGGAACGATGGCGGTGATCTCATCTCCGTCATCGGCGTTTACGATGACCGAATTTGCCGCATCCCAAATGGAGGCATCCAGAATGTCGGAAGCATAAAGCGTGTTTCGGTTGGCGGCTGATCCGACTCCAAAAAGGCGGTTGCCGGTGTTGATTAAAATTCTTAGATTAAGCGGAGGCGGACTGACCGTGGCAGTTGCGGTTGCGCCAGACCCATTTCCAATAATGGTTACGGTCGGTGCGCTGGAATAGCCAGACCCGCCATCCACCACGGTTACTCCCGTTACGGCTCCACCGGCCACCTGCGTAATCAGGGTAGGCAAGGTTCCTCCCCAATCCGGCCCGGTCACAATTGCGGTCGCGCTGGTGTAGCCGGTGCCGCCCGTGGAAACGGTAATCGCCCTGACCTTGCCGCCCTGCCTTGTGGCAATGTCGCCGTCGTAATAATAAAGAGGTCCGTCGGCATCGGCCAGATACATCTTGTCGTTGAACTGCGCCATGCTGACCTTGGTATCGAAAGTTGTTGAAAATCCGTCAGCCCATTGTTGTGCGTCATTGTCCCATGTGCTGTTGGTGTTGTTCCAAATCTCGTCGGCTGGATGCAAGGTGGCGCTCCCGTTGGAGTTGATGCTGTATAGCCGCCCTTGCGTTACGCTGACAAGATCCTCGTATTGCGCTGTGTCAAAATACCGCATCCCGCCAATCGACCCCTCTTGGCTGGTCGCCGTGGTGTTGAAGTTGACCAACCCACGCCGGGTCTCAAGGCTCCCCTTGGGCGACAGGGTCATATTGACCAACTGCTGAACTTGGTTCTCAGCCAAGAGGTCTGATTGCAGACCGCTGGCCTGACCACCCGCAAAACTGCGGATGCCGTCAAACGCCAGAAGGTCGTCGAGGTTGTCCGAGTAGTAGGGCATTAGGAAGCAGTGATTTCTTCGGTGGAAAGGTCGCCTAAGCTGGAAGGCGTAATCTGCTTGATCCCACCAACCTGACTGAGTTCGTAGTTAGCCATCGCCGCAAGGTCGGCATTGGCGGTCTGCACGACAGACTGCGCCTTGGCATACTGCCGTTCACGCTCCAGCGCGTCCGCATGGGTCAGGGAAAGCACGACCTGATGGACGTGCGGAAGGCGAAGCTCGTCATCCAACGCTTGCGTGGTGGGCGGAAAGTCCACAATGATGTTGGTGCGGGTTAGGCATTTCAACTTCTCCACAACCCGCAGGCTTATCGTCCCAGCAGTTTCCAATCGCGGATACAAATCAAGCTGTGCAACTCCGCTCGTATTGCGGCCAGTAAAGTGATACAGCACCGGAGTACCCGTGCGGGTGTCTTCGAGCAGATCAGCGTCTTGGCTGATGATGGTGGCAAGGTCGATGGGTTCAACTTCGGATTGGTCATAGGATACGGAGAGCGGGGTCTCCACGTTGGTTCCAAGAGTGATGGTGCGATTGGTTCCAACCGAGTAAGTGGAACTGGTAACGGTCTCACGCCAAGGGGCAAAGTTCCAGACCCGGCGGTAAGCCAAGCTTGCGGCTTTCTGGAGGAAAGTCAGCGTTTCGGAGTCGGTCTTGCCGACCTTCTCACCGGCGTATTGGGCTATTTCAGACAGGGTCATTTACTGGCTCCTCGGGTTGCGGGATCGGTTCGGTGTTGAAACGCTCGTACACCTCGCCATCCACCTCCTCAGTATACGCGCCCGTGACCCTTTCGCCAGCGGGTACGCTCGCCGGGTGGTATGGCCTCACCCCGATCTTGGCAAGCTGTTCCTTGCTCCAGCACCAGAAGATGCTGGCCGGATGGTTGACATCTTCGATGCGGATGCCTTGGGGTTGGCGGATGATGTTATTGGTTGATGTGATCCACATGTGGTCTCCTATCTTGCTCTGGCGTATTTGAAAGGTGATTCGGCAAAGGCGGCGAAGATAATTGTATTACCAGATCCATTAAGACCTGTTTCGCTATCTCTTATCTTAAATCCAGAAGACAATATATCCATATCAAATCCAGCCAAATCCGCTCCAGATGAGTCTGCACGAAGTCCGGTTGTAACCATGTTTGTTAAATTTCTTTCCGTATCAAGTATCGCCCAAAAGCCACCCGATGTTGCATTTTTAATCATCACCCACCTCGGCCTAAACCCGCACCACGCAAACGGCCCGTCTGCCGAGGCGTTGCCTGCGTAGCTTCCGAACTTGGAGTAGCCTTCGATTTCTGAAAACAGGTAAGAGATATATGTGTCGTTATTTGCATTAACCGCTGCATTTGTTCCAACCGAGAACACGCTGGATGTTGGGCTGGTGGAGTTCCAATAGTCTGCACCGGTTGCAGTTGCGGAAGTTGAGTTAAGTCCTAGATATGTTGTGTTCGCAATGGACGTATGCCAAACAGGCCACCCCTGATCCGCCCCTGCCGTGGTACGAGCCTTGACGATAATCATCTTGGGAACAACGCCAAGATTGTGCGAGATTGTGCGATTGGCTCCGTTGCCTGTGTAACTCACAATATCCATACCAGCCTGAACCGATTCATCCCATCCCCATGCCACATATTGCGTACCGTTGGTATTGACTAGCGTGCTGGTTCCAATGGTAAATCCATTTGCATCAAATGATGTAAGCCCAGTTGAGCTTGTTACCTCGTCACCGGTGGTGTTGCTTGAAAGTTGCGCCTGTGTCCCGCGAGTTGTGTCGTAAATAGCGTGGTTCGTCGTAGTTCCACGATTCTTAATCCAAACCAAATCCGGGCTGAAGCCAAGGCTGCTGATGGAGTTGGATGCGCCGGTTCCGGTGTATGCCAAGGCATCCATATACTTATTCGGCTTTTGGATCGTCGGCTGATCCAAGCTAGTTGTGCAGATTGGCTTATATCCAGTTGGCAATGTTCCTGCAAAAGCTCTTTGGCCGCAGTTTAAGGATGCAGTAATTGCTGCGCCTGTGCTTGCATATGGGAATGGCGGAGTTGTTGCCGTGGCTTGACTAGTAAACGAACTTCCGTCAGTAATGTTGGCATACTCAAAAACTCCGGCCTCGGATAGCTTGAATCCAAATGTCTTGGCCGATCCAACCGTGATGGTACTGGTTTCCGCCGTGGAAATAATTCCAGCAAGGCAGGTTCCGCCGGTAGATGTTACCTCCCAATAGGCGTCATATTTCATAAGCTCATGGTTTCCACGAGCCGTGTCATTGGTTACATCAAGATTTCCGTTAGCAGCAGAATCTCCGTTAATCAATGGATTCCATGTGCAAAAATTACCAACTGTACCAGTTCCGACTCCATAATTCGTCGGGCTATCCACAAGGCTGTCGTTACCTGTGCCTGCGGTGACGGAGAAGTTATTTGGAGTCCAGTTATTTCCGTTACCTGAAGAATCTTTGCCAAGCGTGGTTGATGTCGTTCCGCTGTTGTCGGAAAAATTCAGATAAACCCCATTCGTCCCATAAGTCCCGCTGTACGCCTTGGCCTTCCAGCGGCCTGTATAGGGATCGGTTTCGCCAAAACTGGACGGGGTTAGTTTTTGTCCGTCTATATAATAGAACTCTGTTATGTATCCATCAAAATAAAATGATGCAGAGTCACCATATCTCCCAATAGTATTTGTCCCAGATGAGCTAAAAAGTGATGGAGAAGCTCCTGTTACTCCGCTTGCAACTTGAGTTCCGTTTACATATAAAATTGCTGTAGAGTTTGGGGAAACAGACAAAACAACATGATACCAAGATGATGTGTCCCTAAAGACTGCTGTAGTTGAAAATAAACTCCCAGATAAACCTACAGTTATTATATCTGAAGAACCTAATTCCATATAGAAAGCTCCGTACACGCCAGCAGCCCTTGATGTCAAAATTTCCATTTGCGTGGAAATCTTTGCGCGTTTTAACCAGAAGCTTATTGTGTAGGTGGTGGGTGTACCTGAGAACGTGCGATTTAAATACGCCGAATCAGCAGAATTAAACCTCAAGCTCCGCTCGATGCGGTAGGTGTCGGAGTCGCCCCTAGCCCCAAAGAAGCCGGTCGGATGGACGGGCCAAGGCATAGGGGTTAGGAGAAGTCTTGGCTGGTTACGCCGTAGAGTACGGTGCCGTTGGAAACGAAGGCGAGAACGTCAACGTCAGCGGAGCCAACGGACAGAGTGGGAGCTATGCCTCCGGGGAACTTGTAGGCCGTGCTGAAGGAAAGAGTATTGCTTCCAGCCGTGCCTTGAGTGACGACCAGCATATAGGTTGCGCCGTCAACCGGGTTGGTTGGTGTGCTTAAAGTTGAATTGGTGGTCACCTCCAGCTTGGCAACTTGATTGGCGGAAAGATCCCAGTCCACGGTTCCAGTGCTAATCGTTAGGCTAGTGGCATTGAAGTTGTGGGCGGCAGTATATTCCTGCGCCGTGTTGACCACGGCCACGCGGGTGCTGACTGTGGCAGATCCAGTGCTGATGGTAAGATCGCCAACCAGCGTGGTTGAAAGATTTGTGATGGTTCCAGTGGTTGAATTAAGAGTGCCAATCGTCCCGGCAGTGCTGTTGATTGCACCGGAGAACGTGCCGGTGGAGCTATTCAGCAAACCGCTGAAGGTTCCGCCCGTGATCGTCGCCGTGCTGGAGGTAAGAGTCTGGATCGTTCCGTTGGTGATGTTGGCGGCGGTCGATGTCGTGGTTCCGGCGGTTAGGGTCGGTATGGTTCCGATGGTGATGCTGGCCGTGCTGGAGGTAAGGCTCGGAATCGTTCCGGTCGTGATCGACGCATTGGTGGAAACAAGTCGAGTACCAGTGGATGTGCCGTAGGAAATGTTATTGATATTGGCGTTGGTGTAGGTGCTGATCGTCAGCGCATCCTCGAACAACTCGTTGACCGTAACGGCGCGAGGCGCGTCATTTGCGGTCAGATCCGCATCTGCAATCAATAGCTCGTCGCCTGAGCCAACCGAAGTAAGGTTGGTCTGGTCGGTGATTAACGCCTGGTAGATGTCCGTGCCGTCAATCAGGTTGTGCAACCCGGCGGCAGTCACCGTGCCGTTGGTGGCAAAAGTCTGGGAGCGATTGAATTTAATTGCCATATTAAGCCGTGAACCTCAGTGCGGTCATGTGCAGGGTTCCTGCGGGAACCGTGCCAGCAGTGGTGGTCGGGTTGGCGATGGAGTAGCGAACCACGTTGTTCGCTATGCAATGAAAGCCGATAATAAGGCCGGAAGATCCGGTCGCAGATCCAAGTGAATTAAGGGTTCCGATGACAATATCGCTATTCTGCGCCCCGGTAAGTGCAACCGTTCCGTGGGTGGTTCCGGCACTATTAAAGGCAGCAACAGTGGAGGCGGTAAAAGCCGCAGTTCCGTATGAGGCATTTGTAATGCTAGGACCGGTAGCCCCGATCTCCAGCGTTCCAACCGTAGCCGTGGTTGTGACGGACATCCCGCCTGTGTTTGTAATAGTTCCGATGGTGGCCGTGTTTACGTTGATCGTTCCGAGGGTGTTCGTTCCGGTGGAAGCTGTGATGGTGGAACCAAATGTCACCGCGCCAAGCTGGAGCGGGATGGTGGCCGTGGAAATCGTAGCCGTGCTTGCGGACAAGGTTCCAATCGTGGCGATTCCTGTGGATGCCGTGATATTGGAGCCAAAGGTGACTGCGCCAAGCTGAAGCGGGATCGTTGCCGTGCTGATGGAGGCGGTGGAGATGGTGGCCGTAGAAAGCGTTACGGAAGGGATGGTGGCCGTGCTGATTGTCGCCGTGCCAACCGAAAGGGTTCCGATGGTGGCGGTTCCGGTGGATGCGGTTAGGCTGGTTCCGAAGGTGACAATGCCGGAAAGAAGGCTGGTTCCATCCACCGCCAAAGAGCCGGTGCTTTGCACGCCGGTGGTGGAAAGGCTTAAAGCCGATGAGGTATTGTCGCCATCGGTAATGACCTGAAGATTTCCATCAACCCCACCAAGCCCAAGGGTCTTAAGAAGCTGGGGATAGCTGGTCGAGATATTCTGTGTACCTAAAGTGGGCATTTATCCTCCGTGGGTGAGCCGGGAGCGGATCGCATCCCAAACCACACTGACTATAGCACCTATGGAGCCTGCCACAAGGAGCATCTTGGTTTTAAGGTGTTCTAGGGAAGTCACCCTGTTTGACAGGTCGCCAAAGCTGGATAGGGAGCGTTCCACCATCCCGATCAGGGTAACTTGGCGTTCTTCCATCCGAGCCAACCGCTCGGACATGGTCCCGAACTTTTCCCGAAGATCATGGATCTCATCAAGACTCACGACCCTTGCCCTCCAGATATTTTAGCGCAACCGCCAGATGCACCACCGCGTCCACAATCTCGTCCCGATCCCGACCCTCCTCCACAATGCGCTTGATCGAGCGGTTGACGGATAGAAGGTGCTTCACCTTCCCGATGTACTTCGTTTCCCTTGCCACCGTGTTGTTCTCCCCGGCAAACCTCAACGCCTCCTTGAAACAAACGTATTCCTTGCGCGTCATCAAGAAACGCAAACTCAAATTGGTCAGCCAGATGGCGATGGTTTTCCACATGGACTACATCCCCTCCGGCACGGGCGGGGCGACAAACTGGACGGCATCGGCCTCGTCGTTGGTTTGGGCCGTCAAGATTAGTGCCTTGCATCGCAGATATTCGTTTCGGCAGGCGGCAATGTAGGACTTGATGGCCTCGCAACGCTCGGGCGGGTAGATGCCGAGGGCGGCGTTTTGTTGGGTGGCTTCGTCTAGGCCAGCGGATTGCAAGGTCTCGGTCGCTATACTTCTGTAAAAATCTATCCTTTGACTTTGAGCATCAGCTAAAGTCCTATCGTCTGTAATTGTATATGAACCATCAGGATTTTTATTGATTGTTTTCATGTCTTTCTAAGAAAAACCACTGGGGCTTGTTTGTCCTCGCCGGATATTGTTGGATTATTCCCAAACGCCGTTGATGCGTTAGCCGGAACACCTTCTAAAAATGGGAAAGCTCCTGATGCTGACGAAGAATTGCTCGTCTTTCCTCTAAGGTATCCAAGGACATAACTACTGGTAAATCTAGTGCAATTTATGCCTGAGCTACCCGTGAAGATCGCGCCGTAATAATATCCAGCATCAAGTGTTTGATTTATTGTAATGGTATAGGTTCCGGCTCCGTTGAGTGTCACCTCTCCGGCATCAAAATTGACAGTTGATGGCAAACCTGTGGAGCTGTCTGAATTATATACCCCAAGCCTCATGTTATGAGTTAAGCCTGCGGTATTTTGAACTACACCAATTCTATCAAACGACATTCTCCTTGGAACCCATATTAAATTAAAGTGAGTTCTGAAACTATTAAATCCAGTCGTCCCATCTCCACCAGAAAAGGCATCATTACAAAATCTTTGCGAAGGAAAAACTCTTTGAGGAAGCGTTGTTTCGCCAAAGGTTGCGTCTCCTTTTAGTCCTAGCTCGTTTTGACCACTACTCGGAGCAGGAACCAAGCCAGCCGTGCCTGCGGTTGAACTGGTCGCTCCGACCAAATCAGATGTGACTGCTCCCTCTGTTCCAGAGGAGTTTTTAATATAAAGTTTATTGTCTGTTTTAATATACAAAGCCGCATCCCCGCTGTTGGGTGTAACCCCCGTGGATTGCGTAAAGATTGCGGCATTTGCAAAATGTCTATCTGGACTTGGCATAATTTACTCCTTTGTTATCCATTGCCTCTCAACCCGATCCTCAAACCAGACGAGCGCAGGCTCCCAATTTCCTTCTTCGGGCTTGTCGATCTTGACCAGCGGAACGATTTGAGGCTCCACCCAGTTATCGCCAATCTCTCTTGTACGAAGGCTATCCTCAATCCGCAGATTTCCATCGTCATCAAAAAGGATGCTTCGCAGTTCCTTTGTGCCGTCAGGCCAGATAATGCCGAAAGTTTTCATGTTCCGTAGGCCACCTCCACGGCATCGACAGAGGCGACCCATCGCCAAGTTTCGGAGGCGATTCCTGTTGGCTTGATGGAAATATAGTCACCTGCATCAACTACTGATACGGACAAGGAAGTGGATGCGGCATTGTCCGTGCCAATCGTGACGGGCGCATAAACCTCGGAACTGGTTCCAGCCACATTCTTGGCGGCGTATTGGCGCTCGTAGGTGGCTACGGCTGATCCGTCAGATTTTGTGCCAACCACTTTGATGTTACAGAAAATTACTTTTCCAGAAGGTATGGTGAGGTAAGCCGAGGCTCCATCAAGGGCTAACTCCACGGCAGAGTTTGTGGTTGTTTTGCATCGAAGCACGAACTTTGCCCATTGAGCAGAACCAACGGCTCCAAAGTTTTTAGCCCCTAGTGCCATCATGCCGTATCGGTCGGCTCTTGATGATTCTCCAAAACAGACAGAAAGCTGTGCGCTCGCAACGGCATCATACCCAGCGATTGCAAGGGAACTGGTTCCGGTTGCATCTGTATTTTGACCGATAGCCACAGAACCCGCTCCAGACGCACGAGACTGCGAACCCATGCAGATTGATGAGCTTCCAGACGCGATTTGATTGTTTCCACCTCGTGACGGCTGAATGTTTATAGAATTTGTTCCCAGCGCATCTCCCCCAGACCGACCAAATTGTACCGAGCCGTCCGCCGTCGTAATAAACTGCCGAGAGGTAGATTCAACCGTGGTAAATCTACCCGTGTTGGCAGTCGTATTCCCTATCGCTGGAGGACTGGCCAGATCCACGCTACTCCCGCCGCCGCCGCCGAAGAAGCCCATAAACTAACCCTGCACTCCGATGACTCTGGCAGTTCCAGTAGAAGTAATCGCCGCAATCGCACCGGTTGGAATGAATGATCCCTCCCAAGTAATGCCCTGACCTGCGGTAAGCTGAATGTCGTCGGTCGCGCTGGCGGTTCCGTTGGTGTCAATAAACACCGTTCCGCTGGTGCATTGCACCAGAAGATAGTTTCGGGTGGAGTTGGTGGCGAACAGGGTTCCGTTGGTCGTGCCAGCAGTCAGCGTTCCAGTGCTGGTCGTGCCACGAATGGGCGGAATGCCATCCGCAACATCCGCCTGAAGCGTGGTAAGCAACGCCTCAATCTCGGTGAGATTTGCGTTGATCGACATGGTCCCGCCGGAAAGCGGACCAAGGCTCTCAATAATCGTGTTCCACTGACGACCCATGACGGGCCTCCTTTTTAGTCCTTGCGGACGTAGATGGCAAGCCCGCCACCGGTCAGGGCCACCTGTGCAATATCGCCGTAGACGGTGACATTGGCCGCAAGGGTTGCCGTGGAGGTAGCTCCGCTGATGACGAGCGTGGCCGTGGATTGGGTGAGTGCCGTCACCGCATCGTAGCTTCCAGTGTTCGTGGAAGCCGACGATGCGATGATCGTCCCACCATCACCCAGCGTGAGGCGAGATAAGAGGCGCATTAGCTGTGCAGCGCGATGCGGTAGGAAGTGCCGTTGAGGGTCACGTTGAGCGAGGCCGGGGCGGTCGCAACGGTGTTAACCGTGCCGCCGCTGGAAGCCGCAGTGATCTCAAACACATTGGTGAAGCCTTCGGAATTGAAGCGCAGAGCTTTTCCCTTGGCCTTACGTTCGGAACGTACAAATTCTTTCGCCATATAATTTATCTCCTTTGAGCCGCCGCACGTTTGATGCTATCTGGCGTGTGTCTGCTCTTGAATCTACTGCCAAGCTTTTGTTCCTGGCGGTAATACCCCTTCATAAGATTTGTTTGATTGACTCCCAGCGGATTGTCGAGGGGTTCGCCAACCCCCACCAGGGTCAATCTTTGTGGCACGCTGAATCTTTTAAGGTAACGAGGGACTGAGTCCCGTTCCGCCACCGTCTTCTCCAGTTCGACGACAGATCCGTTGCGGGTGTCTTCGTACTGGTAGACAGGCATTAGGCGTAGTTCTCCTTGTCAGACTCCTCGGCCATCTTCATCATCCGGTCTTCCTCGGACATCTCAGGCTCGTTGGATTCCTCGGCTTCAGGCTCCTCGGACATCGCATTGCTCACGCTCACGATGGCCATATCGCCGTCAATTCGTTCCACCTTGCCTTCG